CGCGGATTTTATTATATAGGTAACGAAACAAATCGAGGGCATCATGGCGGATTTAGCTTTATTTTTTGACGGACAAACCGGATATTACGACAACAAAATTGCCGGCGGCGATTTTGTATCAGCCAACCCGCTGGACACGTCCGTCCTCGTCAGTTTGTTTACATGGGCGCGGGCAAGCGAAGAAGAAGTTGAAGAAAACGCGCCGAAATACGGCTGGTGGGGCGATAAAGTCGACCCGGACAATACAGACAGCACCGGATCCAAACTTTACCTCTTGCGGCGCGAAAAAATAACACAGGAAACCCTCGAAAAAGCAAAAGAGTATATTAGACAGGCGCTGCAATGGATGATTGACGACGGCGTCGCTTCCGAAATCAATATCAACGTTGAACGCAACACCGACAACAACGAACGCGTTGACGCCATTGTCACCATCAAGCGCGGCGACAATTTGCGGACAATGCGTTTCAACGATTTATGGGCAAGTTTATAAAGGGCAAATAAATGACGAATTTTAATAAACCGACATTAAAACAATTACGAAACCGGGCGATCACCGAAATCAATACCAACGTCAAAGGCGGCGACGCCAACCTTCGCCGCAACTACTTGAATGTTATTGCCACTGCCTTGGCCGGCATCGGCGACGAAATCTTACGCCGGGTTGAATATGTTTTGAAACAGACATTTGTGCAGGAAGCCGACGAAGAATCCTTAATCAAACACGGCCAGGAACGTAAATTCCCGCGCAAAGCCTCAACCAAGGCCAACGGACCGATTGACGTTATCGGCACCAGCGGTTCAACGATCGCCAGCGGCGTTGAGCTGCAAAGATCGGATAATATCAAATATATAACCATCGAAGAAGTCAGTATTGGCAGCAACGGAACCGCCAGCGTTTCGGTTGAAGCAGTAAATGCCGGTTTGGATGGAAACGCCAGCGCCGGAACCATTGTCAGTTTTGTTTCGCCGGTCGCCGGCGTCAATGCACAAGCCACGGTTGCGGCTGCCGAAATTACCGGTGGAACGGATATTGAAGACATCGAAGAATATCGTTCCCGGTTGCTCGAATACGAACAAAATCCGCCGATGTGCGGAAATAAAAAAGATTATGAAGTGTGGGCAAAAGAGGTTTCCGGTGTAACCCGCTCCTGGTGCTACCCGATTGAAAACGGTGCCGGCACGGTAACCGTGCGCTTTATGATGGATAACAGTTATGCCAACGGCATTCCGCACCAGGCGGATATTACCCGCGTTCAAAACCACATAGAGAGCCTTCGCCCGGCAACCGCAGTTGTTACGGTGGTAGCACCGACAACAAACACGGTAAATATTACATTCAGCGCGCTTTCACCAAACACAACGGCAATAAAAACAGCCGTTACCGAAAATTTGCAAAAACTTTTCAAATCCAGCTTGATTGAGCCGGGGGTTAAACTTTATTTATCCAAGATAAACGAAGCAATCAGCACAACACCGGGCGTTACCGATCATAAACTGTCTGCCCCGTCGGCCGATATAAACCCGTCAACCGGACATATTCCGGTTTTAGGCACAATTACCTTCCCGTCGGAGTAAAACATGGATCAGCAAGATTATAAAAAATTATATCAAAAAATGCTTCCGAAGGGTCCGATTTGGGGACAGGAAAAAGACACCGTTTCGGCAGAACTTGCCGAAGCGATCGGCAGTTTTTTATATTACTTACACGGCCGCATTGAAAAGGCGGCAAATGAAAAGTTCGCTCAAAACTGCGACGAAACCTTGACCGATTGGGAAAAAATGCTGGGTTTGCCGGAAACTTGCGAACACGGAAACCACGCCGACGGTTTAAGCATTAACGACCGAAAACTCGAAGTGCTGTCCAAAATCCGCCGGAAGTTTTCGCCAACGGTCGCCAATTACCAAGAACTGGTCGAATTTTTAGGATATACGGACGTTGAAATCGTAGAAACCTCGGCCAATCATTTAAGTGTGCAAATCAGAGATACCAGCCGAACGGTTTGGGCGCGTGCCGGTTTGGCACAATGCCATGACTATATGTGCCGAATTTCAAACGTTAACGAACTGGAATGCTTGCTAAAAAGATTAATACAAGCACACATCGTTTTAACATTCGATTACGGAGAAGAATAAAATGAAATATACACAACCACTCAACGAAGCCGAAGATGCGCATTATATAAACGGTGATCCGTCAATCGGTCAAACCGGTTCAATTATACCGGCCGGCGCTTTGGAAAATCCGCAGCGCGAAATTGTGAACGCCATTACAGACGCCGGATTAACACCGAGTGCATCCAGCAATTCGCAATTGGCGCAAGCAATTTCAGCCAAGATCACGGCAGCATCTAACACCCTTCAGACACAAATTAACGGCAAGCAGGCAACCGTTACCGGTGCCGCAACCACGATTACCGGTTCAAACCTAACCGCGAGCCGTGCCGTTATTTCAAATTCGAATGGTAAAGTTGCGGTTTCAGATACAACTTCGACCGAACTCGGCTATGTTCACGGTGTAACGAGCGCCATTCAGACGCAGTTAAACGGTAAGCAATCATCTATTACCGGTGCCGCGACAACCATCGCCAGCAATGATTTAACCGCAAGCCGCGCGCTTGTTTCAAATTCGAGCGGCAAAGTGGCGGTTTCTTCTGTAACCGGCACGGAATTAGGATATTTAAGCGGTGTTACAAGCTCGGTTCAAACGCAGATTAACGCCAAACAATCAGCAAACGATGTTTCAACAGCAATAACAAATATGTTAAAATCGTTATACCCGGTCGGTTCGGTATATATCGGAACGCAGTCAACCTGCCCGCTGGCAACACTTATCAGCGGTTCAACCTGGACGTTAGTTGCAGCAAATAAAGCACTATGGACAGGAACCGGAACTAACGGAAACTCAACCATAAATGCAGGATTACCGAATATTTCAGGAAGAATTGGTGGTCTTTCATACGATAACCAGAACTCAATAGACAGTATGACTGGGGCTTTTCATTGGGGAACGGAAAAAAAGAACGGTGCCGGGGGCGGATCCGAAGACAGATATGCTTATTTTGACGCATCAAGATCAAATTCAATATATGGAAACAGCACAACAGTTCAACCACCGGCTTATGTGGTTAATGTATGGCGCAGAACAAAATAAGAGGTAAACCATGAATATAACAGACGAAGAAACAGGCGATATTTTTGTTCAGCAAGGCGACGACTTCCATTTGCGCGTCAAGAACATTGAAGCGGAAACCTCGGTATTTTTTGCCGTTTCGGATTTGGCGAATAACATTATTTTTGAAATTGAAGCAATCCACGAAAACGGCGACGCTTTTATCGAGGTTGATAACGAGCATTCCGACCTTTTGACGGTGCCGCGCGGGCGCAAGCAAGAGGTTTATAAATACGGCATAAAGGTTTGTAAAAAAGTCAACGACAAATGGGTTGACGATACGCTGGTTGTCGGCAACAAAAACACCGGCGAGCCGAACAAAATAACGGTTTATCCGAAACTTTCGGAAGGAGCGAAAAATGATTAAAGCACGGTCAATCAACGACGAAACGATTATTTATGAAATTGAAGCAACTTCGAATGTAAAAAACGTCAAAGTCAGTTCAACAAATAACCACAATTCGCTGTATAATCGAAACTTGCCGAACCAACACTCAATTGATTCGATTACCGGATTGCGTGAGGCATTGGACAGCGGAGCCGATAAAAATTACGTTCATGAACAGGCAACCCCTAGCAATAAGTGGGTTATACACCATAATCTTAATAAAAGAGCCGGTTACATAGTGGTTGACAGCACAGGTGAAGAACAAGAGGCCGTTGCCAAATACATTGATGATAATACGGTCGAATTATACTTTAACAGCCCGTTCACGGGCAAAGCCTATTTTAATTAAAAAAGGAGTGAAAAATGGTAGCCAAAAAACAGAATTTTCATAGAGATTATCAACAAAATGAAATTCAAAATGCTGTAGATCAAAATTTAGCCAGTGCCCCTTCGACACCG